AGGTCCAGATGGTCCGTCCCTGAGGACACAGATGCACTTGCCACTCATCACCCGCTCCCTTCCTCGGCGCGGGCGCGGTCGTAGAGGCGCATGACCTGCAAGCAGAGCGCCCCAAGGTCCGCAGCCTCCTCCGGGATGCGACTCTCGTCACCCGCCTCCCACTTGTGCTGCAGGACGGCCTGTGCCAACTCTCCTGCCTCTTCAGCCACGGCGAGGGTGAGGGTTTCGTAATCTTGGTCGCCCCACTTGGCGACGTTGCGCTCGGCCTTGCGGACAAGGTCTTCTGCGTGGACGCCCATGAGGCTAAACATCCCCGCTCCCTTCCTCGGCGCGGAGCTTGGCGTATGTGCGAATCTCCGCAGCTTCGTCAGCCGTCAGACCGTCACCGTCCCCGATGTGGTGGAAGGACATCCCGTAGTGAGCGTCAATGAGCGCGGCTAGCATCCGGTCCCGCTCTGCCAGCGCGGCCTCGGCCTCACCAGCTCTGATGAGATTCTTCAAGGATTCGTCTTGCCACCTCAGGTTCTCGGCCTCCAGCCGTTCAACGTCGTCAGGCATCCGGTTCATGTGGTTCCTCCATTCGGTTCTACATCCGTTGACTGTACCATGACGCCAAGCCGCGTGCGGGGCACACAGAAGCGATTTGGCGCGCGTTGAGGGTCGAGGTGGGGTAAGTACCCTCGGAGTCTCACGCCTAGGTCAGAGGGAACTGTCGGTCGGTGGCTCCAGCCCGATGTCGTCGGGGCCGTAGTCCTCGCGGTCGTTCTTGTCGGGGCTGTACTCCTCGTCCTCGTCCCCGAAGATGTCGGCCATGATGGCGTGCAGGCCGGGCACGTCGACACTCACTTGCACCACGCCCGTGTCGTCCATCAAGACCACGTTCATCCGTGGCTCGGGCGACGCCCCGTGTGTAGGCGTCACCGTGGGCGGGTTCTCCTCGGGCGGGTTGCCGACCAGTTCGCTGTCGGCGTCTTCGGTGGGGTCGTACATCGGTGGTTCCTCCTCGTGCTGTGGTTGCCGCGCCTACGTCTCACAGAGGCGCGTAGGCGCGATGCCGTGTGTGTGGGGGTGTAGGTAGTCGCGGAGGGGGTGCTGGCCCCTAGTCGTCGAGCCACGCGGGCGGGTACTGGTACTTGCCGTAGACGTGGCTGGTGGTCTGCTCCCAGCGGCCCATGCTGTCGTTGTACGCGAAGTCGATGCCGGTGGGCTCACCCGACGCACAGGGCAAGCACATCGACTCGCCCCAGCCCGCCGTCACCAGTTGGTGCCGGGGGAACACCTTGCCGCAGACCGCGCAGTAGGTCTTGGGCCGCGCGGCCTCGGCGGCTTCGGCCCTGTCTTGGGCGGCGCGCAGGTAGCTCGTGTCGAAGCCCCAGTCTTTGTAGCCTTCCTCGACGGTGGCGTAGTAGAACTGGTCGGCAGGCTCCTCGTCGTAGAGGTCGTTGAGGGTGTAGTAGAACGCCTCGTGGCGCTCGCCCCTGACGGTGACGTGGGTGTACCGCTTGCCGTACAGGTGGGGGTAGCCCTCGTACCTGTCCAGCGCGCCGATGTCGCGGGGGCTGACGTGCCAGACGCTCACCGGGGTCTGCTCGCCCTCAACGTGCTCGACGGTGAGCACGCGGGAGAAGACCAGCAGCGTGTCTGGCATGAGCCCACCGACGACCGGCATCGCGTCGATGCAGCGGGCCTGCATCTGGATGACGTTGTGGTTCGAGCCGTAGCCGACGTAGTAGCGCGGGTGCTTGGCGTACTTCTTGTCGTAGTCAACCGGCTTGGGGGCTGGCTTCACCCACACGGTCTTGGTCTGCGGCTTGCTGGCATGGCGGGCCGATTCGGCTTGCCCGTGCTTGTGGTGGCGTCTGCTCATCGTGGTTCCTCTCAATCCCACTCGATGTTCACCAGACCGGCAGCTTCCATGTCGAGGAGGAAGTTCTGCGCCGTGTCGGTGCGCACGTCGTGGCTGTTGTACATCTTCACCCGGCGGGCTACCTCGGTCATGTAGGTGTCTGGGCCGGTCTCCTTCACGAAGGCCGTCTTCCAGAGCATCCCGACCATCTGCTCGGGGGTCTCGGACTTGAACTGTTCGGGGTGCCTGTCATGCACCGTGGTCAGCTTGATTGCCATGTGGCTCCTCCTCAGAGGCCCGACTCAATGTCGGTGTCCTGCTCGATGCCACAGTTGAGGCAGAGCAGGTTGACGGTGCCGTCGTCGTTGACGCTCACGACTTCGACGTTCTCGTTGCCACAGTGGCGGCAACAGGGACTGCCGTCGTCCGTGGTGTTCTTGCCGGTGTACTCGTTGCGGTGGGTCAAGAAGTCGTTGGGGAATGGGCTGCTCGGCGTGGGCTCAGGCTTGACGGTGTGCTTGTCGACCGGCCAATACTTCTCAGGGTTCGTGAAGAAGTCGGCGGGGTATGCGGCGCGGTAGTCGTACATCGGTGGTTCCTCTCGTGACTGTAGACGGTGGTCAGGACGGACCCGCTCAGGCCGCCAACGTGGCGGCCCGGCGGTCAAGGAACCAACGGACGGTGCGCGGCGGCTTGACCATCTTGTAGATGGTGTGGGCCTTGATGTCCCGGCTGCGCTCGCTGACGGTCATGCCCTGCGCGGCGGCCTCAACAATGCACTGCGTGAAGCTCAGCCAGTTGAGCATCTTCTGGATGTCCACCGTGCCACCCTGATGCCTGATTTCCACCGAACCGTGGGCGCTGTACGCCACGGTATTCAACTTCAGGAAGCGGTCGTGTCCCCACACACCTTGGATGCCGCTCACGTCGTAGGCGTTGTCGATGCGCTGGTACAGGGCGCTGGGCGCGTAGTAGGCGCTGAGGCTCTTGCACATGCTGTTCGAGTTGCCGCGACGGCTGGGGGGCACGAAGCTGTCCAGCGTCTTCTCGTACTTGACGTAGAACCGCGCGAGGTTCTTCCACGCGGACATGCTCAGGTCGTGCGCGTCGTGGTGGACGTGCAGGCCGCACTGGCTGTCGGCGACGGCTCCGAGCTGCTTGAGCACCTTGCACACGGTCTTGAGCTGCTTGACAGCGGCCTTGCCAGCGAACGGCATCGGGGAGACAAGCTCCATGCCGTAGAAGTAGACGCTCTGCGTCTCACCGTTCACCGTGCGGTCCTTGTAGCAGTTGTAGACGCTCGCGTCGGTGGTGACCTTCCAGTAGTCGGTGGAGATGTGGCAACCACCGTAGCCCACGGCCTTGGCCGCGAGGCCAGCGTGGCGCAGGGCAGCGGCAACGTCTTCGAGGTCGACGGGCACCTTGCACTCAATCTCAATGCCCACGGAGCGGGTCTCGCTGAGCTTGATGTCGTTCGTGTTGTCGCGCTCGCGGAGGATGAACGGCGTGGTGTCGGGGGCGGCGACGGGGACGACCACGGGGAGCGGGCCGTCGTGGAGCATACCGGCGTAGTCCTGGTCGCGCCGGTAGTCGCGGCACGGTGAGCAGTAGTTCAGCTCGTCCTCGCCGTTGTTCATCGTGTGGTAGGTGTTTGCCGTCGTGGTGCCGCAGAGGTTGCAGGTCTCCGCAGTGGTCTGTGTCGCTGGCATGTGGTTCCTCCAAGGCTACTTATTCCGTAACAGGCTGGCTTGGCTACGTGTGGGGGTGTGGTAGGGGTGTGGTTTGGGTGCACCTACCACCACGCCCGGCTTCTGCTCTCGGAACCAGCCGAGTTGCGGCGTATACCGGGGGTGTGGTGGTAGGTGTTTTCTTGGTCACTCACCGTGGGGGGGCTGGGGGGCTATCCCCAACGTACTTGCCCACGGTTCTCATTGCGGCTCCCCACGACCTGTGACCCGTAGTGACCCCCCTCGGGGGGTCTATCTGGGCTTCGGCTTCCGTCTGGTGGGGCCTCCTTGGCTGGTTACTCCCTACCGGGAGTATACCGATACCTTCCACATCCGTAAACATCAGTTGACGTGTTTCTACCTCTTTTGCCTCGGGCTTAATATATGAGGGCACATTTAGGCGTGGCTGGGGGTCAAAAGAGGGGGGCGTTCCGGTTAGCCACACCGTTGCGCCCCCCATGCCAGCGGGAGGAGGAACCACCCGACTCCCGCCAACTGTCGGGAGCCTAGCGGCCCACGGGCACCCCTGCAAGGGCTTCCCAGACGGTCAGGATGCGGGACTCGCGGCACAGGGCCAGCGCCCGGCTCCCGATGTCGTGGAGGGCTACCAGCGCCAGTGTCTCGTCGCTCTCCCCACGGGTCTCGGCCAGCATCGTGACCACACGGTCGAGTTCGCGAGCGAGGTTGCCAAGCTGCACCTCGCGTTCAAGGTCGTTGTCCTGTGCGGCGTTCCACGCCAGCCCCGACAGGTGGCTGCGTAGGATGCCGAGCTGGTACATCTGCATGGCGAGTAGTCCGTTCACAGGCTCCTCCCCGCTGCTCATGTGACCCTCCTTCGTTGGATGCCTTCCGACGAGTATACCACCGGCTTCCACCATGCCCTACAGCCTTCGACAGACGCCCCCCGCGCCCCCGTGTGTATAGGGGCACTCGTTTGGAAGGCCCCGCCAGAGCGCCCACGGGCTGCCGTGGTGCGCCGACAGGGGGCAAGTGGTGTGTGTGGTCGCGGAGCGGGTTTCTGACGCAGAAACGGCTCCCTGCGGCGGTGGGCTGGGGCCGTGCCCGAGGATGCCGCAGAGAGCCTAGGGGACGCGGGCCGTCCCCGTCGTCAGTCGGCGTACTGGCGAGCCAGCTTCAAGACCCACTCCAGCGGATAGCCGGTGCCGGGGTCGGTGTGTGAGCCGCCAAGGACGCGCGTGAGCTGGCGGTGCGTGGTGACCCCGTGGTGGTGGCCGCGCACCTCGCTGTCGGTGAGCAGGCTGAGGGGCACGCGCACGTTGGCCCGCAGGAGGCGGTTGTGGATGCGCGCCATGAGCCACGCGGTGCGCTCCAGCGTGGGCTTGGCCTTGCTCAGCCACTGGTCGCGGCTCCAGCGCGCCGCGCCCATCTGCTCGATGTGAACGCCGTTCGTGTTGGCCCCCGGTGCGCCCCAGCAGATGACCCCGAGGGCGAGGTACTGCTGGATGGAGTTGTTGTCGACGCCGTAGTGCGTCGAGCCGCCCGAGGCGAAGTTCTCAAACCACGACCCGGCCCCCTCGGCAGCACCGCCGGGGTTCGTGCTCTCCATGTCGTGCAGGACGATGAAGTCGATGGCGCTCAGGGGCCGCAGCCCCGAGTGGTGCACGGCATGGTAGTCGCGCCTGATGGTGTAGGTCATGATGCCCTCCTCACTTGCCCAGTACCCAGAACTGCACGAGCGTGGCAACGAGCCCCACGACCGCGACAGTGATGGCGGCGTACAGCATGCGCTTGAACCACTTGCGCTCGTCTTCCCACTCGGTGATGACGCGCTCCATCGCGGCGGCGCGCTGGTCGAGCCCGGTGATGTTGTTCTCGGCGCGCCCGAAGACCACGACCTCAAGCGCCTCGGTGCGGTCGTGGTGCTCGTCGCAGGTGCCGCGCAGGTGGGCGACGATGGCGGCCTCGGCTCCACAGCGCGCCTCATGCCTGATGGTCGACATGAAGAGCGCGTACTCCGTGTCGGAGAAGGCTGGGAAAGGGTTGTGGCGAGGCAGGTCGTCGGTCATCGGCGCTTGATACTCTTGGCCCCGACGGCCAGCCGTGCGAGCCATGCGTCGAAGCGTTTGCTGTTGGCCCCGAACTGCACCTCTGCCGACCAGTCCAGCGGGTGCAGGGTGACGTGCGTTACCTCGTGCGTGCCGCTGAGGAAACGCGCCGGGCCGGTCATCTTCACGGTGTCGCCGGGCCGGATGAGCAGCGGGTCGGTCACGCCGTCGTCACCTTGGATGCCAACAGTACCGTAGACTTGCCGCTTCTCGTGAATGGCGAGGTAACGCTGGCCGAAGCGCGTCGCGGCGCGCCGGCTCTTGATGCTGTCAGGGGCCGTAAGCGTGTCGGCGCGGGTGAGCCCGTAGAGGGCCGACTTGTCACCATGCAGCACAACCTCGCGGGGTTTACCCTTGGCGTTCGTGTAGCAGACGCGTACCGCGTTGAAAGTCTCGTCGGCGCTCTCGCTGACGCTCCACGTGGTGCGCGGGTCGCGGGCGTCGATGGTGCGCGCGGTGCCACTTTCAGGGTAGGAGAACTCGACCGTCTGCCCGTCCCAGCAGGCGTAGTTCCAGCCCAGCATATCGTTGACCTCGTCGAGCGCTTCCCACCTGTCCTTGGGAATCTCCGTGAAGCACAGTTGGTCGGGTTCCCACGCCACCGAGGGGCCGCTGTAGTCGAAGCCGCCACCGTTGAGGATGTGTTCGAGGACGCGATGGGCGCGCACGTCACCGTGCAGGCTGGAGCCGTAGACGTGGGCCTCCTTGATGCGGATGCCCCACGGCGGCGCGTCGGCGGTGTCGTACTGGTCGTTGTAGGTGAAGGTCTCGCCACTGGCGTCTGGTGGACTGAAGCTGTCAGCCACGAGTTCGAGGCGCGCAACGATGCAGCGCACGTCGTTGTCGGAGTTGCGGGCGACGAAGCGCACGCGCTTCCACTGGGCGTCCCCGGCGGGGCGACTCACCGGCCTGCGCCAGAGGGTGGCGAGGTTCTTGCTGCCGAGGTACTTCCTCCCGTAGACGCTCAACTGAAAGTCATCACCCCGCGCCGCCGCCGCCCAGCCGCCGATGTCCACGGTCATGTCTATGACGTGAACGTACTGGCTCGAACCCTCGGGGTTGACGCCCCCGTACATCTCCCAGTAAGCGCGGGCGTTCTGCTTCACGGCCATGTCCTCACCATGCCCGATAGACGTAGGCTTGGCCGGTGGCATAGAGTTCGAAGTCGCCGGTCACCATCACTTGACCGTCGCCGCTGACCGCAATCTCTTGCCAACTGGCCGCCTGCGACTCGTCCCCCCTTGGGTCTTCCAGCGCCCAGCTCGCGCCACCGTTCTTGCTGCTGTAGACGTTGTAGAGGTTGCTCGCCACCATAGCCGAGCCATCGCCGTTCACACCGCAGTGCGTCCAGAAGGTGGAGCCGTTGCAGACCGCGCCGGTCACGCCCCACGAGCCGTCATAGTCGTAGAGGTAGCCCTGATAGCGTCCAGCCAGCATAACCGAGCCATCGCCGTCGAGGCCGCAGGCCCGCCAGTGGCGGTCGTAGTTGCCATCGGGCTGCTCGTCGTGCCAGCCCGCGCCCCCGTCGGGCGAATGATAGAGGCGGGAGCTGCTGGCCCCGACCAGCAGGTCGGAGCCGTCGCCGCTGACCGCGCAGCAGCGCCACTGGCGCGTGCCGATGCTGGTCAGCGTCCCCCAGCTCGTCCCGCCGTTGGTCGAGAGGTACGCATAACCTTGGTCGATGGCCACGAGCAGCACCTGCCCGTCGTCGCTCATGGCGCAGCACGACCAGTACTTGTTGCCGCTACCAGCCGGGGTCTGCTCGACCCACGACTCCCCTGCGTTTGTTGACAGCCACGCCCGCCCGCCGCTGCCCGAGACAGCGAGGATGACTGCGCCATCGGCGCTACAGGCGACTCCGCGCCAAGACTTGTCGGCGGCTCCAGCCGGTTGCACCTCGGCCCACGACGAGCCCTTCGTGGTCGAGAGGTAGAGGCGTCCAGAGTTCGCCCCGATGAGCAGCACCGAGCCGTCGGCGTCAGCGCAACAGGTCTGCCATGGCGCGTACTGACCCTGCCCCTTTGGGAAGACCTCGCGCCACTCAGCGACCCCGCGCAGAGGGTGGGCGGTGATAGAGAGGCCACCTTCGTCGTTCGCCACACCGTACAGCACGTCTTTTGCGATGCCCGCACTCATACAGATGCCGAACTCGTTACGCTCCACATTGAAACCCGGCAGCGCGCCGGTTCCTCCGGGCCTGCTGATGTCGATACTCACGAGGTGTTCCCTGAGGAGCGCGACACGACCTCAAACGTGTCCGGTGAGGAACGCGGCCCTTGGTCGCACGACCAGCCATCAAGGTCACTGTCGACGTACACGCAGCGGAACGCTTTGTGGTCGCGCAGGGCTACCAGCACCGGGCCGAAGGTCATGGTGTAGCCCATACTGCTCGACAGGTCGGTGCTGAGGTTCGACAGCCGCCCACGGAACAAGGTGTGGCTCTTGTAGGTGACCACGAGGGTACGCAGCAGGCGCGGAGGGCGGTCGAGTACAGTGTCCAGCGCCAGCGTGGCCGACTGGGGACCGCCCTCAACGTCCAGCTCGATGGTGAAGTCGGCAATCTCGGCGCGGCGCAGCTTGAAGGCCCCCAACTTGACGACCAGCCCGTGCAGGTCTGTGGTCATGTCGGGTTTAAGCCACGGGGGCGGCGGCGCGTAGGGAGGCAAGACCTCGCCAGCGGCGCGGATGCGGGCGAAGCTAGCCAACGTGGATATACCCGTGGGCGACCATCGTTTCAGGCTGAGCGGCAGTCGCATAGGCGTCGCCCTCCAGCCCTATCTGTCCGTGCGCGACCATCGTGCCCGAAGCGTAGTAGAAAGCGTAGCCCGCGAGCGCGATACCGCCCAGCGCCACCATCGTCACGTCGCGCAGCAGGGTCGGCATCGCGACCGCCTCGTCACTGGCGATACCGGCAGGCGTGGCGGTCTGGTCGGCCACCTCACACCACGTCTAGCACGAGGTCGCCAGTGAGGAACTTCGGCGTCTCGCCGATGACGAAGAGGCGCGGCGTGACGAGCACGATGTACCACAGCGCGTTGCCCGCCGTAGGGTCGTCGTAGGCTTGGACGGCGACCACCTCGTCGTCGTAGTCCTCGGTCGTGATGGGCGAGTAGTCCAAGTCGAGGTTGACCGTGAGGCTACCTGCGTCGTCGTCGTCCCAGTCGGTGCCCTGATGGAACTCGAAGCGAGCGTACTCGGCGGCTGTGACCTCGGTGCCGGGGACGGTCTTGCTCGGCTCGGTGATGGTGAGCGCGAGGTAGACGGTCGCGTTCTCGCTGATGAGTTCCTTGGCGAGCAGGTTGGCTTGGTAGGCGCTGGCGGGCATGGGCGGCCTCCTAGGGCAGACAGTTGAGGGTCACTGAGTAGTAGATGAGGCCGGTGACTGACGAGTGTAGTTCGTAGTTGAAAGCGAAACCATCGTTCTTGAAGACCCGGTAGGCCACGCCATCGACCGTCACCGTGTTCGTGGCCTTATTGACTTCGGTCTGCAAGGCGGCGCGCTCCGCTTCGGCGTTCGGCGGCTTGAACATGCCACTGACAGCGATGGGCAAGAAGCCGCTGATGTAGTCGAAGGTCTGCACCGGCTCCAGCGAGAGGGCGTTGGCCGAGACGCCGATGGCACGCGGCAGCGCCCCGACCTCGACGGTGACGGAGTGCAGGGTGACGGCTCCGATGACCACGAGACTAGGCATTGTGACCCACCATCTGTCGGAGCACGCCCGCCATGAGCCGGTCGCTCGCCATGCGCGCGAGCTTCTCGGCTGCCTGCCGGTCGGTGCCGTTGACGTTAGCGATGTTGATGGTGACGTTCGTCCCGCCACCCGTGCCGCCCTTGAAGGCGTTGGCGAAGTCGCGCGCCTTGCTGGCGGGCACGCTCCACTCGCCCTCGCCGCCCTCGCCCATGAGTACCATCTGCCCGCCGGTCGTGGCGGGGGTCCAGCCGCCCTCGGCGCGGTGCGGGATGCGGTATGCCCCCTTGCCGATGCGCTTCACGTCACCGCCCCCACCGAGCCAGCCCTTGACTTTGTTGTAGACCCCGCTGAGCTTGTCCCAGATGCCAGAAATCTTGTCCCAAATCCAGTCGATGACCGCGCCGATGACCGCCTTGAGCCCGTTCCAGATGGTGCGCGTCACGGTACGCACCATCTGCCACGCCTTGCGTACCACGGCGACGACCTTCTGCACGATGTGGACGGCGCTGACGACGCGCTGCACCGCCTGATGGACGACGAAGGCGATGGCCTTCCACACTACACGGGTGACGGCAGCGACCGCGTGCCACACGGCGCGCACGATACCGACGACCACCCTGATGACGGCGATGGCGACGCGCAGATTCGTCATGTAGCCGCGCACGATGGCGAGCACCACGGGCCACACTTTGCGAGTGATGGCGACCAGCCCGGTCCACGCGGCGTGCAGTACCTTGGAGATGACCGCGAACCAGAACTTGAGCCCTTGCCAGAGCGCCCGCACGTAGGCGATGACGAGGGGGCCGATGCGCGCCCACACCCACTTCGCCGCCGCCCAGACCTTGTCCCACACCACCTTGATGCCCCTCCAGATGAGGTCGAGGCCGGGCTTGATGAAGCCCCACACGGCGCGCGCGATGACGACTATCTCGCGCCACACGGCCTTCCAGAAGTCGCGGAACCACTTGCACCGCTTCCAGAGGATGATGAACACCGCCACGAGCGCGACGATGCCGAGGATAATCCACGTGATGGGGCTCACGGCCATGGCGGCGTTGAGTGCCCACTGGGCGGCGGTCTGGATGCCCGTCGCGACGGCGTGCGCGGCGCGGGCGGCGGTGTTGGCGATGGTGGCGGCGGTGTCCTTGAGCAAGCCCGCTGCCGACCCGGCGAACGAGGCCACCGCTGAGACCCCGACCTTGAGCCCCTTGGAGGCGGCGGTGAGGCCGCTCTGCAGCAGGAGTTTCAACTTCGGCCCAGCGGCCTTGAAGCCGTTGCCGATGGCGGTCGCGATACTCCCCGCCGTAGCCTTGATGCTCGCGCCCATCTTGCCGACCCCGGTGCCCACACCACCGAGCTTGCTGCCCAGCCCCTTGATGCCGCCGGGCATGGCGTAGAGGCCCTTGCTGATGCTGATGAGCGCGCCCACGCCCTTCGCCATCCCGCCCAGCGCGATGAGTAGCGGCCCGGCGGCAGCAGCGGTGAGCGCGAAGATGGCGATGGTCTTCTTCCCGGCGGGGCTGAGCCCGCCCATCCACTTCGTGAGCTTACCCAGCCCGCCCACGAGTTTCATCACGGAGGGCAACAGTATCTCGCCGAACTCGACGGCTGTAGCCCCCAGTGAGGTCTTCAACTGAGCCCACTTCGCGGTCGCGTCCTTGGCCTGCGTGGCGATGGCCTCCTTGAACTTCGCGTCGGTGGCGTTGTCGACGACCTGCTTTTGCACGCGGGCGTAATCCTCGGTATTGCCGATGAGGGTGAGGATGGCCTGCGAGGACTTGGCCCCGAACATCATTGTCAGGGCTTGTGTGGCCTTGACATCGCTCAGGCCCGAGAGGTGTTTCTTGAGCAGCCCGATAGCGGCGGGCAGGCCACCGGAACGCAGCGCCTTGGCGAGCGACAGCGGCGCGAGGCCCAGCCCCTTCATCACGTCCTGCGCCTTGCCCGAGGGCGCGGCCATGGAGGCGAAGGCCATCTTCAACGCCTGCGCTGAGCGGGTCGCGGGGAGCCCCCGGCTGGTCATCGTGGCGAGGGCCGCAGACACGTCAGTGAGCGAGACCCCCACCTGCTTCGCGTTGACCAGCACACCTGTGCCCATCGCGGCCACGAAGTCTTCCATGCGCAGGTTGCCCGCACCGATGGTGGCGTTGATGGTGGCGGCGGCTTGGTTGAAGTCCTCGGCCCCTGAGACCCCCGACTTCCACGCCCCGGCGACGGCGTTGGTCGTGACCTCCAGCTCGGCGTGTCCGACCGAGGCCAGATGCTCGGAGGCGCGTAGGGCGTCCATCGCCTGCTTGTTGTCCATGCCCACCGACTTGAGGTGGTACATGCCGTTGGCGAGCTGTTCGGGGCCGTGCTGGACGCCCGCCTCGTGGGCCATGGCAAGGATGGAGTCGTGGAGTTTCTTCACGTCCTCTTCGGTGGCTCCCGCCTGCGTGCGCAGCAGGGTCATGGAGTCTTCGAAGCGCGCCGCCAAGACGACGCTCGCAACCCCCGCCGCGACCACTGGTAGGGTGACGAACTTGGACATCGACTTGCCCACGCCCATCATCGCCCCGCCGACGTTGCCGAGGCGCGCGGCGGTGCTCTGCGTCTTGGTGATTTCGGCGCGCGCCTTGAGCATCCCGCGCTCGAAGTCGCGGGTGCTGGCACGGACGACGATGACAAGGTCACTCAGGTTCACGAGGCACCACCTTGGCCCCGAGCGCGAACGCCATACTCAGCACGTCGGGCTCGGGCTTGGCATCGTTCGTGCTCAGGAGGAAGTCCTTGAGTTCGACGTTCTTGGCCCCGTTGGCGAGGGCTATGGTGAGGCAGACGGAGGCCGCGCGGTAGTCGGCGCGGCGTTCCCCGAAGGGCTCGATAGCCTCGTAGGCTCGCCATGCGCTGACCTCCCTGCTACTCATTCGTCGGCCCAGTTCGGCGACCGACCAGCCCAGCGCAAGGGCTAGTCGGAACTGGAAGCGTCTACCGGGCCGTCTGAGTTTCCCTCTAGCTTCTCCACGTCGTCGGGGCTCAGGCCGCTGGCCTTGGCCGCAGCCTCAAAGATGCGGTTCACGGGTAGCGCGTTCTTGGCTCCGAGAGCCTTAGCGTCGTCGTCCTTGAATACGCGCACGCCGGTCTCAGGGTCGACCACGCAACGCACGACCAGCTTGGCCCTGAAGTTGCGCTTGTCGACCTCTCCGTTGTCGTCGCTGACGGCTGACTCGAAGGCGTCTCGCCCGGCTGCCGACATCGGCTTCACCCACACGGTTTCGTTCCACTCGACGACCTCTACCGCAACGAGCGGCAGGTCTTCGGCCCCAAGGATGCGTTCGCGCAAAGGCACGACCACAGGGGTTTCCTTCTTCTCGGTCATCTCGACCTCCTCGGGCGTCTCGCCCGTTCGTGTTGTTTCAGGCTGGCGTGACGATGACCTGACCTGTGACCTTGAGGGTGATGTCGGCGCTGACCAGACCGTTCACGGGGAAGTCGGGGCCGATGCCCGCGACGCTGGCGTCAAAGCTGATGACGTCACCCCGTGGTGTGGTGATGGTGAACGGGCTGGGCACGTCCGAGGTGTCGTAGAGGTCCCAGAGGGAGCCCGTGCCAGCGTGGGTCGGGTCGCTCGGGTTCCAGTTTATCTTGAAGGTCACGTTGCCCGACTTCTTGAGGCCCATGATGGTCTCTTCGTAGTCGGCGGGGCTGTCGTGGGTGGTCGCGTCGATGTCGTCGCGCGACAGTTCCGGCCCCTTGATGTCCCCGACCTCGGCGATGGTGCCGAAGCCGTCGATGGCAAGGATGGTGCCGTGGCTCTTGGTAGCGATGGTCATGTGTCCTCCTCAGTGTCTCGGTCGTCTTGTGCTGTGGGTCATACCGCCTCCTCGTCGAACCACGTATACGCCTCCACGATGACCCGCCACAGGGTCTCGTCGGCTCCCGCGTCTGCGTCCATGACCGAAACCTGCTGCGCCGCGAGGGGCGCGGCCACGAGGGCTGCCCGTAGCGTATCAGCGAGAGCCTCGGCGTCGTAGTGTGACAGCGCCCAGCAGTCGAACTGCCAGCGGCATTTCATCAGCCCGCCCCAGCCGTCGTGAGTCTGCGCCACGGGGTCGGTGAAGACCCGCCGGTAGACGACGCAAGGCAGGCGGTCGTGGGGTGTGTAGG